TCTGGTGATTTAATAACTCTACAAGGTTCACCATAAGCCTGTGACCCTGCATCGTCTATGTTTTCACTGTCTCTGTAATATCTTTTCCAATCAGCTAAGTTTAAAAACTGTAATCCTCTTGAGACAAAAGGAGCTGATTCACCACTCACGTTAATGGTGGTTAAATAAAAATCATCCCAATCTATCGAAGCGTAATCGTCTTGAACGCTTGAGCTACTAGCTTTTAACTCGTACCATCTAGTACCAGCTACTGTAGCCACAGTCACGTTTCCATAGAAGGGGTCAGTTGAACCACTTTCACCTACTGAAAAAAATGGTAACTGGGGTTCTTCATTTGCTATATCGAATATAGACTTGTTGATGGCATCCTTAGTAAACTGCTGAAGTCCTACAGCACTTGCAAAGTTTGCAGAAGTTAGAGGTATCTCGTTGAGTTCTCTTAGTACTTCGTTAGTTAAATCTAGGTATGTTGTTGCCATTATTTCTTATGAGTTTTTTGAATTGGAAAGTTTGCTTCTAAACTAGCACCTTTATGCTTGACAAACTTACCAGTGTGTTTCATTAATTTATAACCACCTTTGGGTTGTTTCATCCAATGGTGTCCTTTGGGTGCTTTAACTTTCATTACTTAGGCATACACTTAGGCATTTCTCCAGACTTATATTCTGGTTGAGTACCTTTTACATTACCACCATGTTTGTATTCACGTCTAGCATGTTTGTTACCATCGTGTCCTGCTGGTCCACCGTGTTTGTATCCATCTTTCATTTTTTTCATAATTATATCCTAAAAAAGAGGAGGAGTCCGAAGACTCCCCCGAGTTTGGTATTAGTCAATACCGTAGAAAGCACCTACAATTGCTTCGTCTCTTAGTACTTTCGCACCATAGACATGCAATCCTCTAACGATATCACCGAAAGAACTAGGGTCTCTAAGGACCTCAGTTGAGATGATAGTTTGAGCAGTAGCTGTAGATGAGATGTGTCCAGCCAAACATTTACCAGCAGCATTAGATGTTGCAGCAATATTGTTTGATTTGTACATGTCAAATCCACGTAGTTTTCCACTTGATACTAAACCATTTCTAATTGAACCTTGACCTGCGTTGAAGTCTACAGATAGCAATTTAGAAGATGATTGTCCTAGAACTTCGTAGAAGTCAGGACTTGCAACAAACCAACGACCTTCTTCAGGTACGTTCTGTTCGTCTAATAGTCTTGCCATTCTAGCCATAAGGTCTAGTGGGTCTGTTTCAGAACCACCACTACCTAAGTCAGCAGCACCAGAGCCATCAAAGACTCCTGCTCCTAAATCAGTAGCACTATCAGCACCTAACACGTGGTTTGGTGATGAAGCAGACAAACCAGCAAACATAGTTGCTATAACAGCAGCATCATATGAATCTTTCAATGCATATGCAGCAGCAGAAGAAGCAACCTCTTTGAAGTTGACGTGTGACATTTTAGTCTCAATATCATCTACGATGAATTTGAAAGCTTTAGCACTATCAACAACAAGAGATGTCTCTTGGTCTGTTAGTTTGGTTGCAGTAGTATCGCTACCTCTTGTGTAATCTGACACAGAGATAACAGGTTCTTTGATAATCTTTACAGAGTCTCCATAAGCAGTAATCTCACCAGAATAATCGGTGTTAGTAATAGCTTCGACAACCGAGGACTTTCTGAAAAAGTTTAAAACCTTTTTAGAATAAATCGAAGGAAGGAAGAAACTATTAGTCTGTCCTGCAACAGAGTTTGCAAAGTTAGCATCGGTATCAGTTCCGGGTTCAAAAAATTGAGCCATTTGATATTCTCCTAAGTTTGTAAATTAATAGTTATGATTTTACAATTCTGCCTTGTTGCATGGCTTCACTTATCTCGGCTTCATACCGGTCAAACTGGTCCATAGACATATTTGCAATCTCCTTTTCAGTCCAAACTTTCTCTTGCTGTGGTTCTACACTAGTTGTTTTAGTGGAAACCATGTCAGCAGCAGATTTCTTGGACCGTTTAGAATTTGACTTCTTCGGTGCAACATCCATACCAATATCTTTCTTGAATAAATCTAAAGCTCTTGAAGCTAGGTCAGCATCGTCAGCATTGTTGTATACCCAATCTTGGATAGACTTAGGCTGCTCTTTAGCCCAACCATGAAAATCATCGCTGTTGCGAATATCTTCAAAATCAGGATGCTTATCCATCAATCGCTTTTCAGCATCTTTACGAATCAATTCTTGCTCACGAGATTGTAGTCTTTCAAGCTTCTCTCTTAAGTCTTTAGATTTCTCTTCGGACTGTAAGTGAGAAACAGTTTCTACAACTTCGTAGACATCAGGATACTCTTCTCTAAACTTTTCAAGTTCTTCTGGAGATTTAGGAGCTACATAGTTAGGTCTGTTTTCAGCAGCCTGTTCTAATAACTCTTGTTCTCTAGACTTAAATTCGTTTAGTTTAGAGTCATAATGCTTTTTCAAGTCATCGTAACGTTTCTTGTAGTCTGGTCGCTTATAAGGTTCATCCTTTGGACTCTCCTGTTCAGCTACCTGTTCTACAGGTTCACTAGGTATTGCTTCTTTCTTCTTAGCTTTTGGCTTCTCAAAAAAGACTCCATCAGCAGTATCAAAGTTTTCTTCAACATCTGTGTGCCATGATTTTTTCATATTGTAAGGATTGGCATTTTCCTCTTGTACTTCAGTAGTCATATTCTTCTCCTACGGGGGCTTCGTTCACAAGGTAGCTCTATGTCGACTAGAGGGCTTGTATGTAAAGGTAGCCTTTCGGTTTATAAAATGATAGGGTGCTTATGACATAAGGTAGCCCTACCGTTAAGTTTGTTTAGCTTCTAACGTGTTGCTGATTAGGGTCAAGCATCATATTAGTTTTGATATTTTTAGATATCTCATCTTCATCTGCTATCATTCTCCCAGTAGAATCAACTGTGTCTTTAACGACTCTGATTTCCTGTTTAACAGGTTCATCGCCTTTAACGACTACAGTTTCTTCTTCAGGTTCACCACCATTAGCTAAACCTTGTCTTCCATCTGCTTTCATTTCTGCATCTTTCATCATTGCCATTAAGTTGTCGGCTCCGATTTCTTCTACAGCTTTAGCAGTGAAGACAAATTCTCCGTCAGATAACCTTGCAGGTATACTGTCAGAGACTCCTGAACCCGGACCTTCAACAGGACCAGACCCAGCAAATTCTTGTGCAACGTCTATAACTTTGTCGAATATCATTGACAGTTGATCGTTGTCTTGTAACTGTGACATTAGATACTCTTCTTCTTCGTTATCTAATGCTTCATCTAAAATAAAATCTAAGTATTCATCTTCCATCTCGTTGTCTGGAAGCATATCCTCTTCAGGCTCATCCATCATAGGTTTATCCATCATAGGTTCATCCATCATAGGCTCTTCACCCATTGGACCACCTTCTGCTTTTAACATTCGTTCAACAACTTCTGGAGCTTCTTTTGCTAAAGCTTTTAATCCTTCATTAGGCATTTCTACTTCCATACCATCTTTATACTTGATTCTTACTTTGTTGTCGTCTTGTAATAAACTCATGTTTCCTCTTTTCTATTGATTGCTTCTTTAACCTGCTCCGGCAACTGCTCTAGGCGTACCAGAGAATTGATCTTCCCCTGCAACCGGAACATTTCCGATTCCGATGTTGCCACCGCCAGTGCCTGTAGGTCCAAGGTCTTGAGGTTGTGCAGGTGTTCCTGCAAGGCTTCCCATACCTCCGGGTTGTTGACTATCGGGTTGAGCTTCCTCGCCAGTTGTTTGTCCAACATTTTGCATTCCTATGATTTGTGCCATGATAGCTGCTTCTTCAGGGTCGTTTAAAACTTCATCTGGGTCTAAGTCTAAGCTATAGGCAAGTTCACTAATCAGTTTAGAAATCTTAACAAATGGAGCAACAGCAGGATTTTGTACAGTTTGTAAGAAGGTAGTAAGTCTTTGACTTCTTACTTCTTTCTGCATCAAGCTGTTTGTTCCAGTAGCTTTAACTTCTAAATCACCTTTGACATCTAGTGAGCCTTCAAAGAACTGCATGTTCCATTGGAAGAAAGCTTCTCCTAGAGGTCTTAATAAAAAGTCGTCAAGGTTTTTAACAACTGTTTTAATATTTAAACTTGATGCACCTAACAACATGGACATACCTGAAGCAGTCCTTGTCATACTTTGTACACCTGTTTGTCCGTGTGAATAACTAGGTATGCCAGTTTGTTCGTCTGCAAGTTGTCTAAACTTGTCAAACATCATCATGTTTTCTGGTGCTGTGTTAGGAAACTTTAAACCATGTATAGCTTGTCCGGGCATACCAGCTTGTCTTCTGAATATTTTACCCGGGTATATTTCCATAGATTGTCCACCTACTAAGGCAGACTCATCTACATCAAACACCAAAGACCCAGCCATTGCTAGGTTATCTACAGCCATACGTGCATGACCGTTCATAATCTGTTGAGAATCATCCATGTTCTCAGCT